TCAAACTAGCCTTGCAGGTATTAGATGTTTAGTTGCTGATGTAACTAATACTACTGAAGATGGTACTTTAACATTTAGTACAACAAGAGCCAGTAGTTTTACAGAAGCAATGAGAATTGCTTCAAATGGTTCAATATTAATTGGTACAACTACAGAAGGTGGAGTGGGAACAACTATTTCTGACAATGGTGGTATTTGTTATTTTAGATTTGTATGTAATACAACATCAAACAATACTTTATTATCATTTTCTAATCCAAATGGTGTTGTAGGTACTGTACAAGTTAATGGTTCAGCTACTTCTTACAATACATCTTCAGACTATAGATTAAAAGAAAATGTAAATTATAATTTTAATGCTCTTGATAGATTAAATCAACTTAAACCAGCTAGATTTAATTTTACTATAGAAAAAAATAAAACAGTTGATGGTTTTTTAGCACATGAAGTTTCAGACATAGTTCCTGAAGCTATTACAGGTGAAAAAGATGCTGTTGATGAAGAAGGCAATCCTGATTATCAAAGCATAGACCACAGCAAGTTAGTACCTTTACTTACTAAAGCTATTCAAGAACTATCAGCAAAAGTAGAAGAACTAGAAAGTAAAATAAATGAGTAGAAGTCAACCTTACACAGTAGCATGTGCCGGAGGTCTAGTTACTTCATCAAATGCTATTGACTTACTTAAAACTCCCGGTGTAGCAACTGAGTTAAAAAACTTTGAAGTTTCTACTAAGGGTGGTTACAGACGTATTAATGGCTTTACAAAGTTTGGTGGTGGTAGTGCAGTTCAACCTACAGGTAGTTCAACAAATATTTTAGGTGCAATACCCTATGCTGATGGTGTAGTTGTTTGTGCAGGTACAAGTATTTATTTTAGTCAAACTGGTACAAGTTGGTTAGAAATAAATAGAGCTAGTGTTGCTAGTAGTGGTGATAATCATACAGCTTTTACAGGTCGTAGTGTTGCTGCCAGAACTGGACAAGGACAATGCCAGTTTGCTTTATTTGAAAGTGCAACATCAGACTATGGTAAATTAATTATTTCTGATGGAGCTAACGAACCTTTCTTTTTTGAAATGACAGGTACAGGCGATAATATAAACACTAGAACTTTTTTTGCAGGTGAAATAACAGTAACAAGTACAAAGTCAGTTAAATATGTAACAGTACATGATAAACATTTAATAGCTGCTGGAGTTGAAGATAATTTAAATACTATATATTATAGTGGTACTTTAGACCCAACAGATTTTACTAGCACTGGTTCAGGTAATATAGTTATTGAAGACCAAATAAAAGGTATTAAAAGTTTCCGTAACGAATTATTTATATTTTGTGAAAACTCAATATTTAAATTACAGAATATAAATAATTCTAGTACGATAGCTGTAGTTCCAGTAACTAAAAACGTAGGTTGTTTAAGTGGTTATAGTATTCAAGAAATTGCTGGTGATTTAATATTTTTAGCACCAGATGGATTAAGAACAGTAGCTGGTACAGCAAGAATTGGAGATGTGGAGTTAGGTACTGTTACAAGTTCAATACAAAATATTTTAAGTGATTTAGCAGAAAGTATAAATCTTTATACAATAAATAGTGTAGTATTAAGAGAAAAATCACAGTATCGTTTATTTTATACAAATACTTCTGCTGCTGATAGCACTCAAAGAGGTATTATTGGCACATTAAGACCTAATGGTTTTCAATGGTCTGAAACTAGAGGACTCGAAGTTACAGCTATTGGTTCTGGTTTTGATGATGATGGTGTAGAAAAATATTATCACGGTGATACTAATGGTAATGTTTATCAACACGATACTGGTGATGATTTTAACGGTACTGCTATTTTAGCAAGGTACACGACACCTAATTATGATTATGGTGATTTAGGAACTTTAAAAACTTTACACTATCTGCGAGTTTCTATGGCAACAGAAGGTATTGTAGAACCTGATGTACAAGTTAAATTTGATTACAATAGTACTGATGTACCACAACCAACAAGTTTATTTGATTTAGGAGTTATAAATCCACCTTCATTATTTGGTGATGCAGTATTTAATACAAATAAATTTGCCGGACAAAATAATCCAATGATAAGAGTACCGTTACAAGGTAGTGGTACAAGTAATAATTTTACAGTAACAAGTAATGATACAAAACCAAGCTACACAGTTAACGGACTTTATGTAGACTTTATACCTTCGGGTAGGAGATAATTATGGCACAAACATATACAAGACAGAGCTCATTTTCAGATGGAGATACTATAACTGCAGCTTTGTTTAATGATGAATATAATCAGTTAGTAAATGCTTTCACTTACTCTTCAAGTAGTGCAAGTTCTACTGGACACCGACACGATGGTACTGCAGGTCAAGGTGGTAATATTCATACTATTGGTGATTTAGATTTTTTAAATAAAATAGTTGTAGATAGCACAAATAATAGATGGGGATTTTATGTAGAAGTTTCTTCTTCTGCAGTAGAACAAATAAGATTACAAGATGGTGCTTTACTTCCAGTCACTGATAGTGATGTTGATTTAGGAACAAGTTCATTATATTTTAAAGATGCTTATATAGACTCAATTACAACTACTGGTAATGTTGCAGTAGGAGGTAATTTAACAGTTACAGGTACTACAACTTTTAACGGTGGTACAATTACTATGGGTGATGCTGCTACTGATAATGTAGTCTTTGGAGCTGATGTAGACTCAAGTATTATTCCTGATGATGATGACACTTATGATTTAGGTAGCTCTTCACAACAATGGAGAAACATATTTATTGATGGTACTGCTGAGATTGATACTCTTGCTCTTGATGGCACTACAGTAACTTCAACTGCTGCTGAACTTAATATTCTTGATGGAGTAACAAGTACTGCTGCAGAACTTAATATCTTAGACGGTGTTACTAGCACTACTGCAGAACTAAATATTCTTGATGGAGTTACATCAAGCACAGCAGAATTAAATATTCTTGATGGAGTTACAGCAACTACTGCTGAACTTAATATACTTGATGGTGTTACTAGTACAACTGCAGAACTTAATATTCTTGATGGTGTTACAGCTACTGCTACTGAATTAAATCTTTTAGATGGAGTTACTTCAACTACAGACGAATTAAATATTCTTGATGGTGTTACATCTACAACAGCCGAACTAAATATTCTTGACGGTGTGACTGCTACTACATCAGAATTAAATATACTTGATGGAGTAACTTCTACAACTGCAGAACTTAATATTCTTGATGGAGTTACAGCAACTGCTGCAGAACTAAATGCTCTTGATGGTATTACTTCAACAGTTGCAGAGTTAAATATTTTAGATGGTGTAACAGCAAGTGCTGCAGACATTAATCTTATAGATGGAATTACTAACGGAACAGTAATAGCAAGTAAAGCTATTATAACAGATGCAAACAAAGATATAACTGGTGGTAGAAATATTACTATTAGTGGTGAGCTTGATGCAGCTACATTAGATATTAGTGGCGATGCAGATATAGATGGAACATTAGAAGCCGATGCAATTACTATTGGTGGAGTTACATTGGCAGAAACTATTTCTGATACTGTAGGAGCTATGGTAACAAGTAATACTGAAACTGGTATTACTGTTACTTATGATGACAGTGACAATACTTTAGACTTTGTAATTGGCACACTTAACCAAGACACTACAGGTACAGCAGCACTAGCTACAACGGTAACTGTTTCTGCTAATAATAGCACAGATGAAACAATTTTCCCTGTATTTGTCGATGGTGCTACAGGAACTCAAGGATTAGAAACTGATACAGGATTTACTTATAATCCGAGTTCAGGAAATTTAACTATTGGAGGTTCTTTAACTGCTGCTAGTTTAGATATTTCTGGAGATGTTGATGTTGATGGTACACTTGAAGCAGATGCTATAACAGTTAATGGTACAACTTTAGCTGAAACTATTTCAGACACAGTTGGAGCAATGGTAACAAGCAACACTGAAACAGGTGTTACTGTTACTTACGATGACTCTGATAACACTTTAGATTTTGTAATCGGTACACTTAATCAAGATACTACAGGAAACGCTGCAACTGCTACAGCTTTAGAAACTGCTAGAACTATTCATGGTGTATCTTTTGATGGTACTGCAAACATAGACTTAACAGAAGTAGTTCAAGATACAGTAGGAGCTATGTTTAGTTCTAATACTGAATCAGGTATTACAGTTGATTATCAAGATGCAGACGGCACTATAGACTTAACAGTAGGAACTCTTAACCAAAACACAACAGGTTCTGCAGCTACTTTAACAACTGCTAGAACTATTGGTGGTGTAAGTTTTGATGGTAGTGCTAATATTACTCCAACAACTTTTGCAGCAGCTACATTTTCTGGAGATGTTAATGTAGATAGTGGTGTTTTATTTGTAGATGTAAGTGAAAATAAAATAGGTGTTAATCAAACTTCACCAGATGTATCATTAGACTTAGGTGCTAATACAGATGCTATTCATGTACCAGTAGGTACTACAGCTCAAAGACCCGGAAGCCCTGCTGCAGGTTACTTTAGATATAATTCAACTACTGGTGGCTTTGAAGGTTATACAGATGAATGGGGTGCTATAGCTGGTGGTGGAGGAGGAACTGCTCCTGTAATAGATACGATGACAGGAGATGGTTCTGATACTACATTATCTTTAAGTGCATCTCCAACAAATGAAAATGCTACTTTTGTAACTTTAGATGGTGTATTACAACATAAAGATACTTATTCAGTTTCAGGTTCAACTTTAACATTTTCAACAGCACCTCCAACAGGTGTAAAAGTAGAATGTATTACTTTGACTACTACAAGTATTAGTACAGCTACTACTGTACAAGATGCTGATGGTGATACTAAAATTCAAGTAGAAGAAAGTTCTGACGAAGATACTATTAGATTTGATATAGCAGGTGCAGAAGACTTTACTATGACTGCTAACAGCTTTAATGTTTTATCTGGTAGTAAAATTGATTTAAATGGTACAGAACTTATTCTTGATGATGACGGTGATACTTCTATTACTGCAGATACAGACGACCAAATAGATTTTAAAATTGGTGGTACAGATGTTGCTACTTTGACTGCTGGAACTTTAAAAGTAGTCAATACAGGTAATACTGACACTCTAATTTTAGAATCTACTGATGCTGATGCAAATACTGGTCCAGTAATGGTTCTTCATAGAAATTCAGCTTCACCAGCATCAGGAGATTTAGCAGGAGAAATAAGATTTGATTCAGAAGATACAGCAGGTAATCAAACAACTATTGCAAAAATACAAGGCATATTAGGGGCTCCCAATCATGGTGAGTCTTATGCTGAAGATGGTAGATTAACTTTTAGTATTATAAAAAATGCAACTTTAACTGAAGTTATGAGACTATCTGAAGATGCAAGAGTTGGGATTGGTACTAATGACCCTACTTATACACTTGATGTAGTACACGATAATGTAGGAGAAGGAACAGTTGCTCAGTTTGGTGGAGACGGTGGTGCTGGTAGTATTCCTGATATAAGAATTTTAAATTCAAATCAATCATCAGGCTCTACTGATGAAGCTGCAAGAATAATATTTCAACTAGGAAGTACAAACGCTTGTTACATACAAGCCTTTAAAGAAGCTGATGGAACAAGTACAGGAAATAGAACAGGTGGTGTAGCTTTTTATACATCTAATGCTAATTCTGTAACAGAAAAATTTAGAATTGCTGCTAATGGAGACCTGACAGCTACAGATACAAGCATTGGTTCAAACTCTGATAGAAGAATTAAGAAAAACATAGCTGACTTTACAGGTGGTTTAGACTTAGTTAAAAGTTTACAACCAAGAACTTTTGAGTTTAAAGATGAAACAAACAAAAGAAAATCAGGTATTCGTAGAGGTTTTGTAGCACAAGAAGTCTTAGAAGTAGATGATTATTGGATTTATGAACAGGTAGCTGACGATAAAAATGATTCAGAGTATGAATATACAAAAGATACTGAAAAAATTTATGTATCAAAATTAACAGATAAAGATGCTATGTATGTTTCTGCAATAAAAGAATTACAAGAACAAATTGAAGCTTTACAAGCTGAAATTAATACACTCAAAGGAGAATAAAAATGGCAATTAACTATACATGGAATGTAAGCACTGTAGATGTTAAAGAAGTAGACGGCAATGCTGATACTGTCTTTAATGTCCACTGGAGACTTACTGGAACTGATGATGCTAATAACGATGCTGATGGCAACCCACAAGCTGCTACAGTATATGGTTCGCAATCTTTAGACACTTCAGACCTATCAGACTTTATAGCCTTTACAGATTTAACTGTAAGTGATGTACAAGGTTGGGTTGAAGCTGCTATAGGTGCAGAGGATATTACAGAAATGAAAGCTAGTCTTGATGTAAGTATAGCTGAATTAGTTACACCAACAGTTCAAACTAAACAGGTAGGTTAATATGGAAATATCTTCATACCTGATTTGGAATGCTTTTATAACATTAGTTTTAGCTCCAATACTCTACAACATTCGACAAAATTCTCAAGAAAATAAACGTATTGATATTTTGTTAAATAAAACTAGAGAAGAAATAGCTAGAGACTATGTTACAAAAAATGAGTCCAGAGCAGTTATGAAAGACTTAGTAGATAGGTTAGATAAATTAGATGAAAAGCTTGACAAGCTGTTTGAATTAAGGTAAAATAAATTATGGCTAAAAACCCACCTAGAAAAGGATTATCAGAAGGAGGAACACTTCCGGTTGTTTTCGACCCTGATTACACTGGTATAGATTTAGGAAATTATCCACCAGCAAATATACCAACTTATACACCAGAACAATTAGCAGAAGCACAAACACGAGGAGCAGGAGCAACAAGTATGGCAGATGTAACAGAAAGAGAACAAAGAGTAAATAGAACAGGACAGGCTATGGAAGAAGCAGCTAAAGGTATTTTACCAGAAGCTGCTAAACCAGATATAGCTAATGTAGACCCAGCTGCAGGATTAGCTAGTGTACCAAGCGAAGGAATTTTACCTACAGTAAATACAGGTGTATCTACACAAGCTGTTGGTATACCTGCATCAGAAGCTGTTACAACTGCTGACACTCCTATGCAGCTTACACCTCAACAAATGACAAGTGCTTTAGCACAAACAGAATTAGTAGATACTACCGTTCCTACAACAGCTGCTCAAGGAACTTTTACACAAGGTTTAACAGATGCAGAAATAGCTAGTTTTGCTGATATTAAAGATGCACCTACAATTTCTGGTCAAGATATACAAGTTAAAACAGGAGCTTTACAAGAAGAAGTTTCAGGAGTTATTAGTCCACAAGCTATGGCTACAGCAGCTCAAGCAGCTGGTACAAGTTTAGCTAGAATTACTAGGGCTAAAAAACAATTAAGAACTGCTGGATTAAGTGAAGAGTCTATAACTTCTTTAGGAGATAATCCTCAAGCTTTAGAAGCTAAGTTAACAACATTTACTGAACAAGAAAGAGGTATTGTAGAAGGACTGCCAACTGAAGCTTTAGTGACTACTCAATTAGATACTTTATTAAAAGGTATGGAGGAAGGCAATATTCCTAGTTGGGCTGCTCCGGCTGTTGCTTCTGTAGAACAAATGTTAGCATCAAGAGGTCTTGAAGCTTCTGCTGTTGGTAGAGATAATTTAATTAATACTATTATACAATCAGCTATTCCTTTAGCACAAGCTAATGCTACAGCTTTACAAACTTCTATTTCTTTAGATAGACAATTAATTGCTCAGGAAGAAAAAAATAATGCTGCGTTAAGACAACAAGTTTCTATTCAAAATGCTCAAAATGTTTTTAATATGGATATGGCTCAGTTTACTGCTAATCAACAAAGAGCTGCAAGTAATAGTAAATTTTTACAGACTGTAAGTTTAGCAGAAGCTAGTAATGACCAACAAGCTACTATTCAAAATGCAGTTATAGCTGCTAGTATTAATCAACAAGAAGCTACGTTAACAGAAAAATTAGTAAGTTCTAATGCTGCTAATTTTTTAAAGATGGATTTAACTAATTTAAATGCTAGACAACAATCTAGTATGTTATCTACTCAGGCTGAACAACAAAGACTATTAAGTAATCAATCAGCAGCTAATGCTATGGCTCAGTTTAATGCTAAAAATCAAAATCAAATAGACCAGTTTATGATAAATTTATCAGCTCAAATAGAACAAAATAATGCTAACAGAGCAGCTCAAATGAATCAATTTAATGCAGCAGCTTCAAATGCTGCAGCTGCTAGAGATGCTGGTAGATTAGTAGATGTTGATAAATTTAATACGCAAATGGCAGCTAGTATTGAACAATACAATGCTAATCAAAAATTTGCTAGAGAAGAGTTTAATGCTAAAAATGCAATGCAAATAGAACAAAGTAATGCTATTTGGAGACGAGAAGCTAATAAGATTGACACAGCTGCACAAAATGCAATAAATGCTAGAAATGCTCAAAATGCTTTTGCTATGAGTCAATCAGCACAAGCTCAGTTGTGGCAAGAACTAAGAGATGAGTTTGACCAAATTTTTAAAGCATCAGATAATACTGAGCAAAGAAAAACACAAATAGCTGTAGCAGGTTTAGGTAATGCACATTTAAATGCTGGTGATAAAAGTGCTACAAAAAGATTAAAAGATTTTATAGATTTATTTAGGAAATAATTATGTTTAAAAAAATATTTAAAAAAATTAAAAAAGTATTAAAACCTGTTGGTAAAGCTTTTAAAAAGGTTATGAAACCTTTCGCTAAAATACAACAAAAACTAGGACCAGTAGGCACAATGGCATTAATGTTTATCGCACCCTATGCTCTCCCGGCAATATGGGGAGCTTTTGGTGCTTGGGTCGGTGCTGGTGGTGCAGCAGCTGGTGCTAGTTTTAAAGCTATGAGTGCTGGAATGCAAACTTTAATGACAAAAATTTATACTGTTGGAACTCAAATAGGTAAAGCGTACTCTACTGTAACAGGTTTTATAAAAGATACAGTTGGTAAAATAGCTAGTAATACTATTGGTAAAATTCCAGTTGGAACAGACCAAACTGTAGGAAGTTTATGGAAAAACTTTACAGATAATTTATCTATGTCAATGGAAACTAGAAATTTAAAATTTGGACAAAATATAGTAGATGCTAATGGTAAATTTTCAAAAGGATTTACACAAGCTAATAAACTAGCTGCTGACAATTTTAATATTGCTAATAAAATACAAATAGATAAAAGTCTTGCTTTTGGCGAAACTTTACCTCAGTTAGGAGAAATTCCAAATCTCACATCAGCAGAGGTTTTTGGTAAAGGTTTTGATGTTGCTGGGAGTAAACCAGCTACAACATCTTTGTTAGATTTAGATGCTAAATTACAATTAGGAGAACGTACTCAAAAAGTTATAGTAGACCTAAAACACTCATATAAAAATGCTAATATTAGTAGTAGTAATACTATAGCTGTTGGTGACTCTTTACCTGTAGAAAAATTAGATTTTTTAGAGCCTATAACAGTGGATGTTCCTGAAAGCGTAATAAAAGCAAATCCTCAACTAGAATTTAATAATAAAAAGTTACTAGAGTATACAACTGACGTTAATTCGTTTGCAGAACCTTACCTAGGTGAGAATGCTATACCTTTTGACAGAGCAGCATTAACTAGAAAAAAACTTGTTAGTGATACTAAGAAAGCAGTAGAAGGTATTGAGATTCTTACAGGAGTTGCAGCAGAGCCAGAAGCTGACCCTTTCCAAGTTTCACAAAATATGCAGTTAGCTCAAAGCATTGCACCAATAGGTTATGCTGGTCTTCAAGACTTTTCATCAGATTTTTCTAATTTATCTAGCACTTATTCTGCTGCTGGTTATGGTCCAGAAGCAAACTTTCTGACTCCACAGTCTCAATATGAAGCAGGAGCTTATGGAGGTGCAGGATTTATGAATCAAGTATCTTCTAGATTTTTACAGCCTACAATAGCAATGCCTAGATTAGCATAAAATTAAAAGGAAATTACAATGTCAAACTTAACAAACGAAGAAGTTGAATTTTATCAAGATTATCAATTAGCTACTCCCGGTCAGTCGCTAACTAATCCTCCTGACCAAAAATATCCTTGGGAAGGACCTCCACAATTTACTAATAGACACGATGCTGAATTATATATTTTAACTCAGCTAACTGAAGAAGAAGTGTTTTTAGCTTTAATGGATATGATAGGTGATGGTATTACTGTTGAAGCAATAACTACTACATATTTGTATAATGGTTATGCTGAAGGTCTTTGGAATGCCGACTTGTTATTAATGTTAGTTGAGTCAGTTGCTTTTATGATTATTGGTCTTGTAGAAAAAGTAGGTTTAGATTACAAACTTTATCAAGGTGAAGAAGAAGATGATGCTTTAGACGAAATTGACCCTGCTTTAGAAGATGAAGACGAACCTTCAGAAGAAAATGCTTTAGATAAAACAAACAACATGATTAAAGAGCAAATCAGAAAAGGAGCTTCTGAAACTTTTACAAATAAAGAGTTAGAAGAAAAAATAGAAGAAGTTCCAGAAGAATTAGTAGCTAGTGCACAAAGTCTTTTAGAAAGAGACAAAGCACCTGCACAAGAACAAAGTTTATTAGCTCCAAACGAGGTATAAAATGGCAAAAGTACAAGATATAACTACAACTCAAGTATATAAAGATGTTATTGAACAAGACAAGCCAGACACGCTTGATGAAATTATAGGTATAGCTGGAGTTGTCAAAGAAGTTATAAATGACCCTGTAACTAAAAATTTAACAAACTTACAAGAAAAAGGTATTTTTGATAAAGCTTTAATGTCTAGCCGTTTAAAACAATTTAAAACAAATCAAGCAGAATTAGAAAGAATAGACTCAGAATTTGGTGGTAGTGTTTATAACTATGCTAATGCTAGAAATAAAAAAGCTATCGAACAAGCAATAGCTCAATATTATAATATAGGACCAGATGTAAAATTTACAATAGGAAATCCTGATATGGTTTATGGTGAAATATTAGAAAACATGAACAAAAAAAGTGTTGAAGCTATAGAAAATTTAAGAACTGCAAAGGCTTCATTAGGAGTTTCTGGAGTTAATATGGATGATGTTGGAACTTATTTAGATGAGAAACACGCTGCTGCTTTTAAAGATTTACAAGAACAATTTACCATTACTGGTATAGATATAATGAGACAATTATTTGGAAAAAGTCCTTATAACAGAGCTAGTATAGATGAAATGAAAGATTACATTTCTAAACAAGCGTACAGTAAAGAGTTTACAGACATAGAAAGTGTAAATAATACTTACAGAACTTTATTTAATTTTGACCCTACAGCAGCAGCTGAGTTTGAACAAATAATTAAAAATGCTGATTTAAGATTTAACGTAGAGTCTAAAGCAAGTGCAATAAAAACAGAAACTACCCGACCAGACGAAAAAGGCAGAAGAAGAACTCAAACCTACAGAAATATTGAAACTTCTTACACAAATAATAAAGGAGTTTTAACAGTAGATACTCAAAAAGTTATAGTTGATGCTGGAGAGTTAATTGACATTAACATGGAAACAAATGATTTAATGCAGAAAATGATATTTCCGGGTAAAGGTATGGAAGAATATTTTAGAAAAATAGCAGACGGTTTTTCTCCTAAAGCTGCTTTTGATAGTCTTCCGAGACAATATAAAAAATCTATGGATGATAGAACTAAAGAAGCCTTATACAATCAAAACTTTGAAAAAATATTAACTGGTTTTGAAAAACACAAAGAAAATTATTATTTTGAAGGACCTGAAAATCCTTTTGGTGGTAAAAGCATTGAAACATTAAAACCAGAAGTAGAAAACTGGGAAAATTATCAAGAAAACCCACAACGATATTTAGAAGAAAATGAAGGTAAAGTACCTCCTAAACCTTTTTACTATTATAAAAATGCAGAAGAATGGGCTAAAGATACGTTTAATATAGGACCAGCTAAAGAAACTCCTATGCCTGAAGACAATATAAATGTTTCAGCTAATTCTTATGTTTTAAATACGTTTTTAGATGATAGCCAAGAGTATCAAGCATTTGCTAATGATAATAATATTGTTAGAGAAAATATGAGACAAATTTTTGATGGAGATTTAAGTCAAATTGATAAATTAGAAGAAAGATTTGATAATGGAATTACATCAGACTTTGTTAAAGGAAGTAGTGTTTATGTAAATCCTAATAGTCCTTTTGTAACTCCTCAACAATTAATACAAATAGGTTTAGAAGGTAAAGTACCTGACGGTGATTATAAAGTAGGTTTTGATGTTAAAAGCAATACTTTGCAATTAGTTAATATGAGTGGAGAACAAGTACAACAACAAAAAAGAGTAGTAGAAGAAGAAGAACCTATTACTGAAGAAGGTATTTACGATAAGTTATTAAAAGTTCCGGGATTAGGCGATGCTGCAGAATTTGTTTTTGGTACAAGTTTAAATCCAATGGAACAGATATTAATTACTGGAGGTGGAGCATACGGAACTTTTAAGGCAGGACAAGCAGGTGTAAATCCTACAGCCAGAAGAATAGGTATGTCTATATTAAATAATCCAAAAAATAAAGATGCTATAAAAGTAGTTACAGACGTAACTCAAAAAGTAAATCAAGCTAATTATGGTTTTAAAACTAAAGCTGCTTTTAATGCTTGGAAAAGTAAACTTACTCCTTTTCAACAATCTGTTTTTAAATCTGTAAGTAAATCAGGCAAAACAATTAATCCTACTTTACTTGCTAAAAATTTCATACCTAATACAGCTGTAATTAGAGTTCCTGCTACAGGTCTTAGAACTATAGGTACTTTAGCAAAAAATATTCTTTGGAAAGGAACATTAGGTAAAGCTACAACTATAGCAACAATAGCAAGTATTTTATATAATCAATTAGGTCTTGATGCAGAAGACACAGAAGCAGAAATACAGAAAATTAAAGATTCTCAATAAAGGAGTTTAAATGTACACCGGACAATCTGATAATCGTTTTAGCTCTAGTTATACTTCTGATGCAATGTCAGAAGACGAAGCTAAAAAGTATGCAATGAAAATGGGTATCACAGACTCATTACGTGGCATACAACAGATGTACGGTAATTTAACTGGTAATGACGATTTACTAGAAGAACTCAAAAAGAAAGACAAAAAGCTAAAACAAATATTTGAAAATCCAAACTACGGAGACGAGGTTTTTAAATATTATTTAGGAGCTGCTGTTGTAGGTGACCCTGTAGGTTATGTACCTATATTTGGTTGGGCTAAAAAAGCTAAAACTTTAAGTCAATCTATGGCTTACGGAGCAGGTATGGGTAGTGCATACGGAGGATTAGCTTATGTTGGTGAAGGCGAAAGTAGAGCTTTTAATGCACTAGCAGGTGCAACTGCAGGTGGAGTTTTAGGATTAGGTGGTGCTGGAATAGTAAGAGGTATACAAAAAGCAATGGGAAAAAATCCTACATTTGCTAAAACTTTAAAGCAAAGACAGCAAGAAAATATTGAAACAGGAGCTACTAAAACCTCATTAGGAGAAAACATATCTGAAGCTGATTACGAAGAGTTAACTAATCAAGCAATAAAAAATATACAAAAAGAAAAACCCGATGCAGGATTAGAAGGTAATTTAGAAACTTTTTATAATAGCATTGGTGGTGAAAAAATATGGAATGTAGCTGTACAGAACTGGGGAACTGGTTTATCAGCCGTTGCTGGTGGACTAGGTGGCTACAACGCTTTTGATGATGAAGAGTCTACTCAGGCTCAAAAAATAACTGCAGCTTTACTTATGTCTTTAGCAGGAGGAGCAGGTGCTAAAGTATTAGGAAAAATTACATATAAAGATAAAACTTTATCTGAGATGATACAGTCCGGTATTGTTGATAATTATGGATTACCTAAAGGATATGTGCAATTAGTTAAATCTACGTTTGGTGAAGTAAACGAATTAAGACAACAGTTTTTAAAAAGTGCTAGAGAAATAGCCACTTTAGAACCAGACGAAAGAAAAAATGTTTATCTTTTAATGACAGGACAGATAA